ATCCCTTGAATTGCTGTCCCGACACCTGGGCCTTCTCAACGACAAGAACGAAGTGGGGCTGAACGCGGCGACGGCGGCGCTGATCTTGTCGATGCTCCCGCCTGAATATGCTGACGCGATCAAGCGCAAACTGGCGGAGAAGAAACAAAAATGATCACCGTTGTCAATCCATCATCATCGCTGGATGTTTACGCCGAGGGCTTTTTATCGACGCTTCCACCAGAGGAACAGGAAAAGCTGGCCCGGATTGTTTGCAGCGATAAGGGCGATGATGGGTTGGATGTGCCACCGCGCTTTCAAGGTTTGTTCAATCCTGCCCGCTACAAGGTTTATTACGGCGGGCGCGGCGGCGCAAAGTCGTGGTCGATCGCCCGGGCCCTGGTTAAGCTGGCCGCCGAAAAACCCTTACGAATCCTATGCACCCGTGAATTTCAAAGCTCCATAGGCGATTCTGTGTACCGGTTAATTGCCGATCAGATCGTTTCCGCCGGGTTAGACGAGTTTTTCACCGTCACCCAGGCTTCCATTACGTCCGCGGCGGGCGCTCAATTTCTTTTTAAGGGCCTTAGAAGGTCAATACAAGAGATAAAATCGACGGAAGGCATTGATATTTGCTGGGTTGAGGAAGCGCAATCGATCAGTAATTCATCCTGGGAGATCCTCATTCCCACCATCCGAAAAGAGGGCTCCGAGATTTGGATATCCTTCAACCCGGAAGATGAGAAGGACCCGACCTATCAGAGATTTGTCATCAACACGCCACCCAATACCATCATTGAGAAGGTCGGCTGGGAAGACAACCCGCACCTGCCGGCTACCTTGGAGGCCGAACGCCTCTATATGCTGGCCGTCGATCCAGAGGCTTATGATCATGTTTGGGGCGGGAATTGCCGGACCATCAGCGACGCGGTTATTTTCCGCAATCGATTTGAGGTATCCACCTTCGATGATCCAATTCCGGGCACCAGGCTTTATTATGGCGCCGACTGGGGATTTTCACAGGACCCGACGGCCCTGGTGCGTTGCTGGATTGACGGCGATTACCTCAAAATCGACCAGGAAGCCTATGGCGTGAATGTTGAGCTAGATAGCCTGCCCGAGCTGTTTGATACGGTCCCAGGGGCAAGGAATTGGCCAATCATGGCCGATAGCTCACGACCCGAGACAATCAGCCACGTCAAACGCAAGGGGTTCAACATTTCCGGTGCCGCAAAGTGGCCGGGAAGCGTCGAGGACGGCATCGCGGTAATGAAGGGTTTCCGTAAAATCATCATCCATGAGCGTTGCAAGCGCACGGCGGAGGAATTTCGTCTTTATTCGTACAAGACCGACCGGCTGACCAACGACATCCTGCCGATCATCGTGGACAAGCACAACCACTGTATTGACGCGACCCGGTATGCGCTGGCCGGGTTCATCAAAGCCAACAACATTTTCGATAATTGCGGCGGAAAGGACTTCCCGGATGAGTAAGATCGTCAAAATATTACCGCCGCCGGAAAACTGGCAGCTATACCAACAGCGCATTGACGAGGCGCACATCACCGGGGTTCCGTTTGTCGAAAAGGCGCACCACTACCAAAACACAGAAACCGGGCAGCTTTACTACGACCTGTTCGGCTGTATCGGATGGCCGACGGTAATCACGGACAAGAATAAAGCCACGAATAAGCCGGGGTATATCGCCATTGTCGGCGTGGTCAAGGGCAAGGGAAAGCCGGAAAAGGCACCGTTTCAACTATTGGCCGAATATGAAAGCCATAACATCGGGGCGCTGTTCGATGAGATGGTCAACCTGCGGGCTCAATACGGCTTTGGGCTTCACCCTGGGCTCCTGCAAACGTGGATCGGGGACGAAAGCCGGTTTGTCCTGGAGCTGGCGATTTACAACGAAGGATTGACGAAGGCTGGGGGCAACAAACAGGCGATTTTAATCACGCCACCGAATGACCTCAACGACCCGAAGGCGTTCGATGTCTATATCCGGGCGATAAGCGCGGCATTGGACAAGGATGCCCAAAGGCTGTTTTACGGCAAGAACGACATTTTACGCAACAGGATACGGGAATTTCTGGATAAAGACCCGGTTGTAACAGCAATGGGCGGGCTGGTTCATTCCCTGGTGTCAAGATGCACCTGGTTGGATCATGCCCGGAAGAATGTTTTCGTAATCGAGGAGGGGTAGAGATGGAGATGATGTTTTTCGTATTGATCGGAGTTGCGATGACGAGGTTGTTGCAATAGAGAAAGAACAGTGCGGCACAAAGGAGAAATCGAAATGATCGAGTCTATCGTGGCATTCTTAATCGTTATCTTCGCGGGCGTGTTGCTGGCCGGTATCTGTTTTATCATCGGGGCTTGGGTGATGTTCAAGGGGAAGGCGCAGCCGGGTGAGGGATTTATCCGGACGCCCAAGGGCACGGTGTTTTCCATTCCTGATGCAGAGCAGGCCGAGGATTTTCCCGCGGAAAGCGAGACGGCCGTTGCCGAACGCACCAAGAAGTTCCTGGATGGATTGCTGGGGGGTAAGCCATGAGTTATTTGTTTGAGAAACAAGTCACGCCGGCGGAGCTGGGCGTGATCCGGGCTGCGGCTGCAAAAAAAACCAAGGGGAAGAAGAAATGAGCGGATTAAAAGTAAAATGCACAAATTGCGGCCGGACTGATTTTGTCACGACCGACAAATACGACCCGAACGCCACGCCCAACGGCTCAATGGTCAAGTGCCTGCTGCCATATCATATCGATTGGCTCACGATGTCCACGACCAAAGCGGCGGAAATGACCTGTCCGGAATGTTTGGCGCAGTTGGCTCCGTCGGGCAGATTGACGGTATTGCCCGGACCGCCGAAAGAACATGCACAAACCGAGGAACCCAAACCCGTCTTTATCTGCGAGGTTTGCGGGAAAGAACTCAAAACAGCCGGGGCGTTGACGCTGCATAAGAGGTCACACACAAAGGGGGAGGTTACAAATGGGTGAAGCCATGAGAAGGAACGCATTAGGATTGCCGCCGAGGGGCCAGCAGAACATGACGATGAACGTGCCGCTGAATCAGCTAAAAGACCGTATTTGTCCTTGCGGGGAAAAGGTATTTGTCAAGGCGTTCACGCTGAAAGAGTTGCCGGCGCTGCAAAGTCCATCCGGAATACCTGAAACGGCGATGTCTCAAATCGGTTTCGCCTGCGTCACCTGTGGGCTGGTGATACCGCTGCGGCCGGAAGAACCCAAGGAAGAAAAACCAAAGATCGAATTGATCGGGGGATAAATGAGCACTCCGGATAAAACTGCATGGACGACGGAAGACGAAACCCGATATATCCGCAAAATAGGCCAGAACATCAAAGATAATTTTTATGAACGCCTGTCTTTCGCGGCCAGGCGCGGATTCAAGAGGGATTCGCTGAAAAGATACATTGCCGCCGCTGAATTGCGTAAAGACTGGGGATTGATTGACAAGGGAACCGTGAAGCGGATTGCCGCCGCCGAATTGAGGGCGCTGAAATGAGCGACGACGTGAAACAGATCATCCGGGCGCTTATTCGGGGCCTGAAATTTACGGTTAGCCTGCTCGAAAAGGTTATGGCTGGCGAGAAAATTTAACATATTCAACCTTTGCCTCTCTATATGAAACGCATAAGGGATTAACGAGAACGCATGAAAGCCTCCTCGCATGAAGGGGGCTTTTATGATTGATCCACGATGGAATCTGAATTTAATACCACCCAAGGGGCACGCCGACGTAGCCGAGTTTGCGGCGATGCTGTTCGATGCCGCACGGCTTGAAAAAGAACGCCTCGGTAAACCGCAAGACTTCCTTTCCAATTACGCCCTGTATCGGGGCCAAAGCTACAAGCAGACCACCGGGCGCAAGGGATATTCACCGGCAGCCAAGAAGTCGATGGTGCCGGTCAATCTCTATTTTGCCAATGTTGAGCGCACCGTATCGAACATCACCGCCCGGAATCCCACCGGCGAAGTGGTTGACCTCGACGGATCGAACGACGGCACGGAGCAGGTTTTAACCATTGCCCTGAAGAAGTGGTGGAAAGACACCAATCAGATGCAGAAAATCCGGTCATCCGCCAGGCAGATGGAGATTTACGGCATTACGCCCGAGAAACCCTATTTCGACAAAGCGTCAGACCGGCCCGATATTATGGTGACGGACCCGTTTGCCTTTTTCCCGGCACCGGGATTCTATGATGAGTTGGCGACAGAAGCGCCGTATATCTGTTTTCTGTATTCCGATTTTGTCTCCAAAATCGAAAAGGATTTCAACGTCAAGGACATTGCTTCCGACAATGCTTCTGACCTGTTGGGCGCGATCCGGGAAGACTACAAGCCCCCAGTCCGCAGCGTAGGGCAGACCATCGGCAATTATTCCGACGCCATGACGGTAAAAACACAAGTTCGGTCCGAGGGGAACAAGGCCCTCGAACGTGGAATTGTCATTGAGGTGTGGGTAAGAGACTTTCGGATGTCCCAAACATCGGAAACACAGCCGTTCATTGACCAAAACGGGATGCAGGCGATAGGCGAGGACGGAAATCCGCTCGTTGCCGTCAGAACCACGAAATATCAGGTTTATCGGGATGGTATCCGCAAGATTACCATATCCAAGACCAAAGACCCGGGAAGCAACAGCGGGTGGGTGGTCCTAGATGATTCCGAAAACCCGAACCTGAACCCCGCCCTTCCCACTGAATTTGCCCGGAATACCTATCCGTGGGGCAGGTTGCCCGTCTATTTTGCCAATTCCTACAAAGATCAGGTGTCGATATGGGGATTTGCCGCCGCCGAACAGACGTCTGACCTGATCGAAAAAATCAACCAAATCATCTCAAAGCTGATCGCCTATGTGATTAACGTCATGGCCCCGCCGCTGATTATTCAGCAGCATTGCGGCATCACCCAGGAGATGATCGAGTCGCAATTCAACAAGTCAGGGCGATTGATTCTCATGCCGTCTGTCCCGAACGCTCGCATTGAGTTTATGCAGATTCCCAACCTTCCCTCGACATTCTTTCAGGTGTTGGACCTGATCGTTAAGATGTTCGACCGTGTTTATCAGATTGAGGACGCCGATAGGGGAGTTGCGCCGGCGGGAGTTATAGCAGCCAGCGCCATTGTCGCGCTCCAGGAGCGTAATCAGGTGTTGATGCAGTCCAAAACGTCAGCCATTGACACGCTGGCCGAGGAAAGAAGCCGCTGGGCGATTGGATTATGGCAGAATTTCGGCACCCAGTCGGAGACGGTCAACGTCGGCGGGGAGCAAGTGGAGTTTTCGGGTGTTCAGTTCGCCGGGCGGAAATTCAATTACGTCGTTGAAGCCGGATCATCGACCCCGAGAACCAGCTTGCAGAATCAGGAGCTTGTTTTGGGATTGTCCGACAAGGGGCTCTTAAGCCGCCGATATGTGCTGGAAGCACTGAACCTTCCCAACTGGAAAGAGGAAATCGAACGCGGCGGAGAGAACCAGCTTGATATGGCGTTACAGGTTTTGATTGAGGCCGGTCTTCCCCAGGAAGCAGCCATTCAACTGAAACAGGTGTTGATGCAGCCCCAGGGCGGCCCGGGAGACGTGAAGAAACCGGCGGGGAGCCAGAACAACGTCGCTCCTCCGCAAAGACCAACACAGCAAGGAGTATAATTTTACATGCCGATTTATGAATACGAATGCAGGTGCGGGAAGAAGTATGAGGTTTTTCGCAAAGTCAACCGGGTACCAAAACATTACCGCTGCTCGTGCGGCTGGATGGCCAAGAAGGTGTTGAGCGCGGGCGGGATTCAGTGCGATTCCGTCAACGACGTGAAATGGCTACCGTCCGCCTGTCAGACGTTGCAGCGCCACGGGGAACCGCCGTTACAGTCGCGGAGCGAGTATAACCGCTATCTGAAAGAAAACCACCTGGCTTGCAAGGGGTAGTAATGGACGACAAGCAAAAAAAACTAAATGCCCTATCGGAAACGCTGCAAAGGAAAATTATTTTGTTGCTTTCCGGAAAGCCTACGGGTAAAATAGAATTAACGGTCGAGCTTAATGTCTCGCAGGGGTATTTGGGCGATGTTTTTTTACAGACAAAACCTGTTTCACGCGAAAGGATCATGTTCAATGAAGTAAAGTGATTTTTCATAACGGGGACTAAAACAGCCTTCGCTATACTGAAGGGACTATCAGCCCGGAATTTGTGTCAACGCAGCAATGCGCCACAGGTTCCGGGCTTTTTTTATTTGTTTTCACCAGATCGGACAATCTGGCCCATCGGCCCGCAAGGGACAACCGAAATCCAAAGCCAGACCGGGAAGGAGAGCACATGGGAGATCAGGCAGCAGTTAATGACGGATCGAATGCCGAACCGACCGGATTTGAGGGAACACCATTCAAGAGCGGAGAGGAAGCGGCGAAAGGGTATCTGAATTTGAAGGCTTTGCATGACGCACAGGCGAATGAGCTGGGCACCCTGCGGAAGTTTGCGGAAACCGTGGCCCCGATTGTTCAGGAACACATGAACAAGACCCAGGCACCGGCAGCAGCCCCCAAGGGACCGGATTATGAAACCGAAATTGCCGCCGTGCAGAAACAGATTCAGGACCTAGACCCGATGGCGGACAATTACCAGAAGACCCTCGCTGATTTAGTTGCGAAGTCGAACAAACTGGTAGCCATGGCCCAGCACGAAAAGACGCTTTCCACGGCGAAAGAGCTCTTCCAAAAAGAGTTGTCGGATCGTGACGCAAAAGCGGCCCGGGCGGAGTTCAACAAAAGCAATCCGTCATTCAGCACCCCTGAGATGCAGTTGAGGATCAAAGACTTCCTCGCCAACGACAAAACCGGGATGCACGACCCGATGTCTGCATACTTCCAGATACAGAAAGATGATCTTGCCGCCGAGAACGCCGAAATGAAGAAGACGCTCGAACTCGTAAAGGGCAAGGAAAACACGGGGAAAGTGGTTGTCAAAGGACAAGCCGGACAGCCGCCGACCAAACCAGCAAAAGCAACAGGCAAGGACCTCGATGCAGGAATGGCAGCAGCGCTCGCCGCCGCCCGGGGAGCCTAGCCTCATAAATCATAGGAGAAAAGATCATGTCTTTAATCAATCAGTTAAACGCGACGACCGAATATTACTGGCTCAACACCGAACCGGAAGACATCCTCAACAAAGCCTCCGCGCTGCTCTGGAAACTCATGGGCAACGCCCGGATTAACGATAACTGGGAAGTGCGGCCCCACGAAATCATTGACGGCGGCAAAATGATCAAAGTGCCCCTGGAATACGCGGCGTCCAATTCCGGCGCCTACGGAGCCAGCACGGTCATCAATCAGTCGAAAGTCAGCATCATCGATGCGGCACGGTTTAGATGGGCCGGTGTGTACGGGTCCAACACCCTGAACCTGGATGACCTCACGCAGAACACCGGCGACGAGGCCATTATCAGCCTGACCAAACAGTATATGCGGTCCATCATTAAAGCGGCCCGCGTGAAAATGGCCGCCGACGTGATCGCAGCCGCAGCCACCGCCGATAACATCAACGGCCTGGGCGATCTGTTCAACACCACAACCTCGACCGAATACGGGTCTATCGATACGGACGAAATGGCCGATTGGAAAGCCAATGTCATTACGACCGCCGAGGCGATTTCCTTTGAGGTGCTCCAGAAGGTTTTCCGGGAGCCGAACATGGGCGACGTGGCGGATATGCTGCCGAATTTCATTGTCACGACCGCAACCCTGCGCGACGGCTATGAAAGATCGTTGCATCCGCAGCAGCGCTACACCGATACCAAGATGGTGGAAGCCGGCTGGCAGAATATCACCCACAAGGGCGCTCCGATTGTCGCGGATTCCGGCGTTGCAACCGGCACCCTGTATGCCCTGAACCTCAATTTCCTCTCGCTGCGAAGCCACAAGGATTACAATTTCACGGCTCCGAAGTGGGTTACGAAGGAAGTCCTCGGCCAGCCGGACGTTATGACGGCGGATACCCGTTGGCGTGGGAACCTGGTCTGCTCGAACAGGAAGATGCACGTCTGTCACACGAACCTGACCGAACCGGTTTAAACATTCAGCAGGGGCGGGTAAAACCGCCCCTTTAACCCTTTAACCTGTCCCGATGTTGTTTGAGATCGGGAGAAAGGACCTTACCATGAGTGAAAGAGTTTTGACGGTCGGCGGGAACAGGGCGTCTCGTCCGATCAATGATTTTCTCTTGCAGGAGTCGATGAACGGCCCGAAAGCGGGCGTTTATTTCGTTGATGGGAATGTTTCGGCGACCGGCAACGGCACGATTGACCATCCCTATAAGACATTGGCGGAAGCGATTGCCGCGTCGGATGCGGCGATGGCCTTGTCCGCAAACCGCTGGTGGGCGCGTCGTAACCGGATTTACTGCTGCGGCGATACCTTAACCGAGGATTTGGTGAAATTCCCGACCAAGTGCGACGTCATCGGAGTGGGCAGTTACCACGGAAATACCCAGTGCGGTCTTTCCGGCCACCACAAGCCCGTGGGCGAATCCTTTGGCACGCGATTCTTTAACATGCACTTTCTTGCCAAGGCCGTAGCCGAACCGGTATTTACCCTGACCAATGAGACAAGCGGCCTTCAGCTTCACGGCTGCACGATTGACGGCACGCTGGGGACCATGACTATCGGCATTCAGGCGACGGCATCCCCGTTCCTCGTCGTCAACGATTGCGATTTTGTGGGCACGTTCGTCACGTCCTACATTACCTTCGGTGCCGGCGAAGCAGGCAGAACCCGGATTCTCAATAACCGGATGCTCGGGACGGCAGCCAAAGGCATTGTTGCGCCGGCACAGACCACGGCCTCGTGGATGCCTCTGATTCAGGGCAATACCATCATGGCGACCGGGAAACCTATTGAGGACGCGGCGAGCATCTTCTTCGTCGTCAACAATCGCCTGATGACCGACATCAATATTGCCACCACCACGAATGGTTACACGTTTGACTTGTCCCAGGCGTGCGGCAATATCCTGACCGGCCACAATGGTGTTGCGGCGACTGTGCCGTTTGCGGTTGTGGCTGAATAAACAATTAACCTTTAAGGAGAAAAGATCATGAAAGATATTTATGTAAACCTTTACAGCGCAGGCGGAGTCGAAAATTACTACATCCCGGTCCCTTGTAGGGGAGTGGTCAACGCAGCCGAGTACGTGGCCAATGCCACGTTGGTTGCAACCGGGACTATCACCCTCGCCAGGGATACCACCGCAGTCAATACCGCAACGGCTCCAACGGGCAATACCGCCGCCGGGACGGTCCTCAAGGGCGTTCCCGACCCCACCAATAAGGGCCTGATCTTCGATCCGGATTCGGATACGGCGGCCAACACGAAGATCAAACTCTCGCTCGATGAGACGATCCTCGGCGGTGCGGCGAATTTGCTTGTGCATATCGTCTATGACGATTCGGCCTATGTCGAAGAGGCGGCGTCCGAAGCCTAGTCTCTGAAACCTAACCAAATGAAGGCCCCCTCTGAAAACGAGGGGGCTTCCCTCAAAGGAGGGTGATAATGAGCAGCGAGAATCTGGGAACCCTTATGGAGAAGGTTCAGGGAGTCGTGCAGGATGCAGCTTTTTCCGGAAACAATCT